CATGGACATGTTAGGGTTTTCTTTGCGTAACTGGCCTTGAGATTTTAACTCACCAGTTGTGCGATCACGATATTCAGTCATTAGTTGATACTCCTTGTATGACCTTGATTATATTGCGTATGCGGTTATGCGATTGCGTAGAAGATGTAGGTTTCACCGTTGGTATTTGTTTCCGTTGCAGGGTGTTCAACAACTGTAAATCCAGAACTGTGAGGGTCTATGTAATCACCGCCTGATACTTGGGATGCATTAGACTGAAGGGTTAGATATTTGTCTGTACCAGAAACAATGCCACGTTCTGTGTCAAAAACAAACCATTCCCCAGTTCCGCTAGTTTGTTTAATTAAAACAAACCTGGCTCCTGAAGAGAAACCACAGTCAATAGTTTGTGTGGCTCCCGTGCTAGAACCGTTACCCGTGTAGCTTCCCACCTTAGATATACCGGGGAGTGTGGCGAAAAGGTACATAACGTGATGAACATTAGATGAGTTTACTGCAACACCACTACTCTGCGTACCTAAATTAAAAACAGTGTCAGTTGCTGATCTCATATAAAGTGTACTACTTTGTTTTGCAGAGTTTAAATTTGGAAAAAAGTGATGATCGTTGCCCAACGCAGAACACCAAGCAAACCAGTTACTAGCTGCTGATCGTTGTTTTACGATTACAAGCTCAGGTGAAACCCCTAAATTGTGGGTTATTGATCTACTAGCTTGACCCGTCCCCGTGTAAGCAACGACATCAAAGAAGCCGGGCGCACGTTTCCAATTATAAAATACAGTGTTTATTGATGCCCACTCCGCTGGTATGGCAAAGCCAGTGCTGTCCCACCACAGAGAGTACCCAGCATTGGGGCTTTCTTCATCAGTACCGTTTGTCCTAAGGCCCGGTGTCATTATGGAAGCATTTGTACGGACACCCCGCAATCTATCTACTATCCACCTATTTGAAGTTTGACTTGTAGCTGATGCGAGTTGAGTATCAACAGCAAAACCTGCAGTAATCCCTGTGGTAAATCCAGAGTTTGTTTCAGTTACATTAAACACCTCAGTCGCACTCTCAGGTGGAGCAAGAGGGCCACGGCGTATTGCCATGTAGATGTATTTCTTATTAACAAGGTTAATGTCACTGTGGTAGTCCCGTACCATAAAACCTGTTGCAGTAGGTCCAAACTTTCTTGTGGTGCTCTCAGCATAATTGCGGTTTGGATTTAATGCGGTTGGATCAATCATTGTTAGGGTTGGGGCTGGCCATCCACGCACAGCATCAACCACAGCCCAATCACTACTACTTGTAATATTCTTAACCAAAATCCACTGTGGCTCCCACCCAAGCGTTACTTCTGCAGGGGTCTCTGTTCCTAAACCCTCATAACTACCACACTTGATAATATCTTGGTCACCATCAGGGCCGAACCCACCGTCACCATCGTTGTGTGCGAATAGGTAGGCTACGTAGGTATGACCATTTGCATTCATGGTAGTGTTAGAGTCATCGTACACATAGGTTGGCTTAAAGTAAGTATCAGTAAAGTATTGATACGAATTAGCTGCCTGTTGGGCGCTTGCAGTAGTAGCATTTAAACTTAAACCAGTGAAGTCTCCTGCGCCTACACCGGGACCACCGACTACACCAGTACCTCTATGCCAAACACCCCAGTCTGATGAGGAGCTTGTCCTTTTGATAATAATCATCCCGGGCGCAGCACCTAGACTATGTGGTATATTAGTTGAGGCGCTCCCTGTGCCCGTAAAAGTCACCACATCAAAGAACTTAGGGGCTTTGCGGAATGTCCACGAGGCGAAGTCTTCGCCATTAGTGCTAACTGCTGTATCGCCACCTAAAGAGAAGCCACTAGATGAAAACCCACTGATTGTATTGTTGTTTGTAACTTGGGCGTTAGCGTCGTTTGAGAAGAGGATTTTTCCAGACCCCCGCTCAGTGTCACAAAGATGATGCCAATCTTGCGTGTCTCTATTCTTTACCCAAACCAAACCACCTTTACCACTAAGGTCAATGCCGTTGGTAATCGTTTGTGCAGAGCCTGTACCCTCATACAAATAAGTGCTGAACACCTCATCCACATCAAAGCCACCACCACCAGCAGCAGACATCATTAGCTTTTTAATATTGCTCATTCTATATTATCCTAAGTTTAACCCTGCTGTAAAGCCATACCAAGTTGTGCCACCATCGTGTGTGTAGAATACAAACTGATCTACTGCACTTGCTGTGCTTGTAAGCGGTGGCGCAGACCCATCAGACCAGTCCACTGCAGAAGGCCACGTTACAGTATAGCCACTATCACTAGCATCCTGTGTAATCTTCAAGGAAAACCCATACGCTGTACCGCTTGCAGGTGAATTGCTAAAGGTGAACGTAGTGTTCTCACTTAGTGTGTGACTAAAGACATTACCTGCCTCACAGTTAATCGTTGTGCTACTACCGGATGAAGAAACAGCTTGATATGTTTCATTGTATGATGATACTATAAGTTCACCATCAATGTCAACATCACCAGTGTAAGTTTCTAGTGAAAAGCTTGTAAGTTTACCATCAAGTTGTGTCTGGATGTTTGATGTTACACCTTCTACAAAGTTAAGCTCTGCTGTACTTGCTGTGATACCGTCTAGTGTGTTTAACTCTGCTCCTGTGGCAGTTACAGCCGTACCACCAAGAGTAACACCAGTTGTAGTAATCGTGATGTTAGATGAACCGTCAAAGTTAGCTGCACCGGATGTTGCACCTGCAATAGCAATTGTACGGGGTGTTGTCAAGGTATTTGCTGTAGAGGCTACACCTACAACCGTAGCATTAATACTTCCGTCTACAGTAAGATTACCTGTAACTGTAGCATTTCCCGATACAGCTAAAGTCGTAACATTTGCAGTATCAATAGAGCCAGTATCAATGTAAGCAATGCCATCAATGTAGGCATTACGCCACTCAGAACCAATGGCACCCAGATCGTAAGAGTCATCAACAGAAGGAATAAGATTTGAAGCAATATCTGCATTTACTGTCACCGTGTCTGTATCTGCGTTACCTAATGTACTATTACCATTTACAGTAAGGTTACCTGTATTAGTTTGATTACCTGTAACTGCAAGTGTGCTAGATAAAGTAGCTGCACCTGTAACATTTAATGCACCACCAATAGTAGCCGCATCACCCAAGCTAAGATCACCTGCCAGATAAGCATCTTTGTATTTCAGGCTAGATGTACCAAGGTCTACAGTGTTTGTTGTTTTAGGACGTAGTACGGAGGCAGTAGCCACAACGTCTTGTGCTGGCCCTATAACTGTGATAGGTCCACCTTCTGATGTAGTGCCATCATGAGTGTGACCTGTACTAGCATTAAATGCTGCCTCAACAGAATTGAACTCGTTGTCTAAGTCATCAGCATCAATAACATTGCCATTAGAAATGTTATTAGATGTATCTGCTCTTACGTAACCTGTACCCATGAGTTTTCCTTACTTCCTATTGTTTTCAGCAAATTCAAGTATTGCCGTGTCTAACAAAAATGCTGAATTAGAACTATCATCTTCTATTCTTAGTGCAACTGTATTACCTGAACCTACAATATTATTGTCAAAAGATTGTGTACGAGGTTCACCATATGATGTACTTCCAAATATTGCAGTATTGTTTCCATAAAATCCACCGCCACCTGCATCTGAAACTAATGAAAATGTAGCAGGTTGTATTTTGTTTCTATCGTTTTGATTGTACCTAACATTACAGTCAATGTTAATTGCACCAAATGGTTTAATGTATAAATCAAGTTTATAGAATGTTTTACGTTTTTGTGGGTCTGTAACTGGCATAAAAGGCGACTCATAAATAGCTACAACGTTATCTCCATCACGAGATGTTCCACTTTCCATAAGATACACGTAACCATCATTGTTTGAAAACACTACGTATTCCTGATCTCCTATGTACTGAGAGTCAGCAATGTAAACCTTATAACCTTTTGTTTCAGCCCACTGAAAACCTGTACCACCTTGGTCAATAAACTTAGTACCTAGTACACCTTTAGCTATGCCAACTTTTTCACCATTAACATAACCAAACATACGGTACTGAGCTTTGCCACGAATAACTGTACTTGAAAAGTTTTGCGCATAACTTTGTAGTTCTGTCACTGTAGGCCGTATATTTTTAGATGCAACATCAATGCCGAAGTCACCAATGCGTTCAGTTGAGCTTAATGTACGCAGTCCATCGGGACCAAGAAACATAACATCAGAGCCAACTTCTTGAATTGTGTCTGGACTTAAACAACCAAGGTCTTCTGTAATTGCACTAAGAGTAAAATCAGCAGCACTGTTACCTGTTAG